AATGTGCTTGGGTCAATGGGCATAAAATCACATCCTACGACCAATTGCATTGAACAAGCCTTGCATGCCGTGCATTACCTTTGATTCCCATTTCTTCAACGTCGGCATGACAATTGCAAATCGCTTACCGTGCGAATACTCCAAATATTTCCCGTACCACACGCCATGTGCCAAAGTTAGGCGAATCGTGTTTGAGTCTGGTTGGGATACGACCGTGTTTAGCGTTGCCTTAGCCATTCCCGTTCGGTCAGTCCATGGCCTGTTCTTCTGCGCATCGGCCCGTATCTCGATACCATATGTTGTCATTTTGGCAACGCAAGCAGCCGCCACACGCGCCGCAAACGTAACTAAATTCTTCTCCAAATCAGAGCCGTGGTAGTTGGACTCATAGCGATATCTGCTGCCCATCGTCAAGCCTTTCTAAGCTGATTTCAGCGTAGATGCCCCACTCTTGGACATTTACCCATCCCAGCACTTTGAAGCCCTCAGAAAGCCTTACAACGTCTCCTATGGCTATCCCTAGGGCTTCCACATCCTCATACCTAGCAAGCAACAGTGGGTCTTTCGTCTTGCGAACGACCATGGACTCATTAGCCACTCTCTCAAGCCTTGTTGACCTGTAGCCGCTCACCTCATGATAGATGCAGCGAATGGAACCAACCAAGGAAGGTTCAGAATCCGTGATTGGTTCCCCATACTCGTTAGTGCCATGACGGTAGAATTCCACGTCTATACCGCTGTGCTCCAACTCACGGTTCAGTTTGTATTTCTCAAACCGCAAGTTAATCACTCGGCAACACCCCCGAATTGTAAACACGATAGGTGGATGCCAAACGCCTGAAATAGGCACTCGTGTCACTGGTCTTAAGACCAGTCACCTCTATGGTCGAATCCTCAGCCTTGAGTAGTAGAAGCTCGTAGATGGTGGCACGCACGTCCTTGTTGTTCTTGAAGTAATAATATGCGATATCCTGATTGGTGAAGTAAGGACAAATATTTTCCCGCACCTCACGCTTAATCTGGTTAAGCACATCATACGTCATTCCCTGTGGTAGGTCAGACGGTTTACCGACAACCAGCAAGTCATTCCAGTTGTTGTAATCGTCAATGTTCCCGGCCATGCGTACCACCTCCTTTAAATTTAATCAACGTCCCACTCATCATCGGAACCGCCCTCACCCTCAACATCAAGGGAATCACGCTCGTCCCAATAGCTGCGAATACGCGCCTTGCGCTCTCTCAGATTCCTCGTACCACCAAGGTCAATGTCCTTGATAGTGGCGTAACGCGAAACCTCATCCTTGTTCCATTGTGAAATTGGCTTTTCCTCTAGCTCGCTTGCGAAAATCTCATCTTCCGTCAATACGGACTGGAAAGAATCACCATCCTCATTCTCGAAGTACGGATAGAAGCCCTGACGCTTAAAGATAGTCTCGAAAGCACCATTGGTAACTGTGATTCGGTTAACGCCGTTGGTAATCTCAATCATTTCCTGCCCTCCTTTCGACCTTCCGTAAGCCGACAGACAAAGCCTAGGCTAAGCAGACTTGATAACGTCCAGAATGTAAATCTGGTCTGCCATTTCAAAGGAAGGTAGGCAAATCATGGAAACGATAGTCTCAACGTTAACCGGGTCAACCTTCTGCGCCGTGGTAACAGCAACGCCAGTGTCCGTGATGGACACGTTAGCAGCGGAACCGCTCATAAGGTCAGACTCAGCGGGAGTGGTGCCAAACCAAGTCTTGCCAAGAGCACCAGACGGGAACAGCACGAAAGTATCATCGGGAACATACTTCACAGTGCTGCCGCTCTCGTCCTTGTAACGCTTGTCATAAACGACAACCTCAATGTCCAGCTCATCCTTGATGAACGTGCGAAGGGCATTGTCGGAAACCGCACCAGCGCCATTGGTAAGCACGAAAATAGCCTTCTTGATGCTCTCGTTGTTACGCAGGTAACGCCAAGTCTTGCCAGTGCAGACGGCACGTGTAATGACGGCACCCGTCTCGTCCTGAATAAGTTCCTTGGCAACACGGATATCCTCAAGCGGGTCAGCCGTGTTGGTGGAACTCCAAGACGTTGCAGCTTCGCCCTTGTGGTTTGCGGGAACCTGATAGTCATAGCTGAAAGCCTGACCATTGGAAGCCATGGAGATAACACCAGTGCAAAGCGCCATCATGCGCATGCGCTCACGTGCAGCAGCGGCACCACGCAGAAGGTTAGTCTCATCGTCAAAGATACGGTTCATGACCGAATCAATGTAAGCCTGATTTCCAGTCTCAAGAACGATGTTAAGCTCCTGCCGCATTTCCTCATCCACGTAGTAGGATTCCTTGAAATAAGGCATCTGAGCGGTAAGGCGCTCGAATCCGATACGGGGACGGGGAATTGCATGCACGTCGAATGCAGACGTGTTGAGGACAACAGGAAGCCCACGCGCACCCTTGAGCCACTTCAAATCAAGGCCACGCTTCTTGTCGGAAGGAAATAGTTCCTCGCCAAGATAGGGCTGCTCGTCCTGAGTAAGCACCTCCCAATATGCGGTAATCTCGGGAGCGGTAAGCAGGTCAAAAATAGTCATTATCATCTACCTCCGAAATCCTGATAAATTTAAATTAGCCCTTGATGAAGGACACGGCACCAACAGTGTTGACACCAAGAACGACCATGGCCTGAACAGCCGGGTCAAGACGGTTGTAATTGACGATGCCAAAATACAGAGCAGTACCGTTCGCCTTGCCAGCGGTAACGTCCACGTCATGCAGCAGCACGGCATTGCCAGTGGTGCCAGCATCGGGAGTCTCGACCTTGGTAACGGAACCAATCGCACCAGTGCTGGAAGTCTTGGTTACGGTAGGCCCGGTGGTGTCGGAAACGTCAACGGTCTTTTGCGTGAAGCCAATCTTGTCAGTCGCACCAGAGACAGCGGCAACGTTGTACTTGTCAGTGGTCACCATCTTGAGAAGAGAAGCGACCTGAGCAGCGGCATTGGCACCAGCGAACTTCTTAGCGTCCACGTCCTCAGCAGCAGCGCAAGTATAATCCTCGCCCTCAATGGTAATCTTCTCGTCCGCTGCAAAGGCAGTGGTGATTTGCACGGTAAAGACACCAAGGGTAGGCCCGACAGTGGCGGCAACGTCTGCCTGACGGTCAGAGAAGTCAACCACGATAGGGGTACCAGCCTTGGCAATCTTCTTGCCGTTAGCATCAGCATTAGCTACAAGGCTCTGAGGAACGATGCAACCAATGGATGCCTGTAGCTCCACGTTCGCAAGAATCTGCGTGGGAGCACCGTAGGTGGTCTTAGTGATACCAGACTTGTTAAGCATATCGGATACCTCCAAAATTAAATTTAACTACGAACCAAAGTAGGAGCTTTTCTTAGTGGCTGGTTTGCGCAAACCCGCAAGACGCTTTCCAAGGCCCTCCGAATCATTGCCTTTGGTACCGCCCTGCTGCTTGCTGGAAATCGTTGAGCCAGTCCCACGCTTGCCAGCGTTGTTGGAATCGTCCTCGTCGGTTTCCTCAAACCAAATGCCATACTTCGACTTAAGCTCATTGAGGATGCTGTTGAAATCGTTGTTATCGTCGGTGTAACGTGCAAGAACCAAATCCACCGCATCATCGACGTACTGTGCTTTCACACCCGCTTTCATTGCATCCGCTTTCATTTCGGCAACACGCGCCCTCTGCTCTGCCGCCTTTACTGCCGCATCGTTTGCCGCATCGTTGCCAGAATCATCGTTAGCCGCGCTCTGAGCCGCCATGAAAGCCTTTACAAGGGCAATGGTACTGGAATCGTCGGGATTAATGCCAAGCTCGTTAAAAACAGCGTTACGGCCCTGCTGCTTCTCCTTAGCCATCATGCGCGAAACGTCCTCCTGAGAAAACGTCTTGCCGCCATTGCCCGAATCATTGTTACCAGAATTATTTCCCCCATTATTGGGGTTGTTCTGTCCCTGATTCTGGTTCTGGTTGCCGCCATCGTTTCCCGAATCGTTGCCGTCGTTGTTGCCCTCGTTCTGCTCATCCTCAAGCTTCTTATCGTCATTGTCGTTATTCTGGTTAGCCATTCTGATTCCTCCTAAAACAAAATCCATGCAAATATTTAAACAGTCTCATGGTAGACCAGACAATCCGTGATTGAACCATCTGACAATTCGGCATCTTCCACGGTAAAGACACCATGAAACTTGGCTTTAAGCCCATCAACGTGCTTACCCAAGCGCTCTTGCTTTTTGAATGCGCTCCTTACCGCATGTGCATAGTTTTGGCTGTTAGCGCCAATCTTGTGCATCTTGGCAATTCGCTTTCTCGCCTTTTCCACTTCCTTAGCAAGCCGAAAATATTTAGCGTCCTTGATACAGACAATATCGACGTGCTTGCAACTAGGACACAGAAGGAAATCAATTACGTATTTCTTCCCCCGAAACTCAAATGGCTGCGTCCTTATATCATCTGGCCCTGACAACTCGTGCTCGAAACCGCAAGAATCACACTTAACCAACATTTCCGCACACCTTCCAACCTCGTGAAACCTCGTGCTCAATGTCGATAAATTCAATTTTCTTGCCCTCATAAGCCTTAACTAAATATTTTCTCTGCTTATTAAGCCGCCTTTGAGCACTGTTGTACACACCAGCTTGATTTTTCGTATAGTTACCACTCGCACGCAATGCCAAAAGCCTTTTAATTTTACCCAAATATTTAATGCTCTCCGCATCGTCTATCTGGCAGATGTTCCATGTACCGCAATTGCTGCATTCGTACACAGTGAACAATAGCTTCTTGCCGTTGCACATGCCCCAATGTTGGGCAACTTGGGTCACTACCACTTCGCTACCGCATCCGTCGCATCGTAGCTTTGCGCTGATTGGCATTCCCATTGATTTCAGCTCCTTTCGATTATAGCACTACTCACCATTGTAGTCCATGCAAGACTTGATGAAACTCCCAAGAATCCCCTTGATTTGCACTGGCACCGCCGAAACCCAACGGCCCGGTATGGAGTGAAGCCCGAACATAGCACCCGCAAGCATTCCGACCACAGAGCCATCGGCCTTGGTGTTCCTGCTGAGAATCACGGCATCGGGGAAAGCGTATGCGGTACGTGCCAAAGCAACCGACTCATTCCACACATCACATAGCCCTGTAAGGCCACTAGAGCCATTCTGAGCCACGTTTATGCGCTCCCACGTTGTTCTGCCCTGTTTCATAAACACAGTGTCGTAAATCGCCTTAGAAGCCGCCATATAGGGCTGCTCGTAGCTGTGGCCTGAGAAGGTGCCAAGCGCCGCCTGAAACATCGACCTGCGATAAAAGAGCATGTCGGGAAGCAAGGCAGTAACCTGCTTGCCCTCGTACTCCACGACTGGATAGCTGCCGCTGCCGTACTCGCTCATGTATCTGATGCAATCGCGCATGTCATAGCCGAACTCATCCGCGAAAACAGGCTTCATAGTCTCTTGGTCTACCTCTCGGAAAAGGTCACCGACCACGGCACCATAAACCGCACCCGCCAACCTATCGTGCAATTCCTTGCGTTCCCCTAGGGTCATACCCACAGCTAATCACCATACCTAAATCCGTAGTATTCCGCTGCCGTATCCATTTCCTCATCCTCGGCACCATGCACCCAAGCAGCCAAGCGCTCGTTCATTTCGTCCTCTGTTGCCGTAACAACAGGCTCCATGACGCACATGCCGTTTGGGTGGTCTAGCGGTACCATGTCCAAATCGTACAACTCCCCGTCACGGTCTGCGCAAATCTCACAGACACGGGAACCGTTCGCAATCCAACGAATCTTTTTCACGAACGGATTAATTTTAGAAACGTCAATCACGCTCTGCTGGTAGGCGTGCTGAATTAGCGTCCTTGCCAACCTCTGCGCGTTGTAGTCCACCTGCTTTGGGTAAATCTTCCGACCATCAGCCATCTTTAGGTTCCATGGCCTTGCACGCTTTGGATTCACGTACTGCGCAAGCTCACGCGAAATCTCATAGATGGATTCGTTACGCGCATAGCCGCCGCCCACAATCTCATAGAGCGTTTTCATCATTTCGTCGTTGTTGCCCCAAATGCGTGCGCTAAGGCTCCAACCAGTGTCATAGATTCGACCGTTGATAATGTTCGTGACCTCGCGCCTTGCGACATTCGACAAGGCACCTGACACGTGGGAACCAGTGAAACCCATTTCCTTAAACCACTTGGCACTGCTCGCCATCACCGAATCGGAAACGTCGAACATGGATGATTTTATGTTCGTGTAGATTGCACGGGAAACGGCACTGGAACTGTCCTGCAACTGCTTGCGCAACTCCTTGTAATACCGCTCTTGGAACCTATCGCCGCGCAACCTCCAATACTCGCCACGTTCCTCTATCTCCTTGGCCCAATCCTCGTACAGCTTTTCGATTCGCCGCATTTCCTGCCGTGTGATTCGGTCACGCGCGATACCAGCGTCCTCAAGGAATAATTTTTGCCTTGGCATTTACATCAGCCCCACAGACACCGTTAATACCACAAGGCTCGAACTCGTTGCACACACCGCCACGCTGTAGGCACTTGGGAACCAAGAAGGGCTTGAACTCTGGATTCGTCTTTAGCACCTCATGGACAATCTCAAGCATCCATAGCTGCGTTGTGTGGTACGCCTGACCACAGAGCCGCATGCCAGCCATAAATATTAATTCCTGCGCGTTAATGTCCATGGTGTGCGTTACAGGCTCGTCTTGTGGTGCCTTGGTACGGTCGTAATTCGCTTGTCGGTCATTGCGCTGCGATTGCACATAATGCTCAACGCCGTACTTATGACGGACGAAATGCACCGAAACATAATAGGGGATATCCACCATTTCAATCGTGAACATCAGCGTTCGTATGGGGGAATGCCCTGCTCGTAGAATCTTCTGCTTCCACTTGTCGGACACTCCCCCACCTGCATAGCGTCTGCCAATCGTGCGCAACGCGAAATCATAGGCCCTTTCCCAATCGGCATCAGTGGGATACCGCAAAATATTTACCGCCATGATTTCACCCTACCTACTGCGTTTCGTTGGCTTCCTGCGTTTCTTGCGATTCCTCGCCCTCTGTGGTCGATTCTTCCTGTCCTGCTCCAAAGCCCACGCCAGAGCTGCCAGAACCGCCACCAAAAGAAGAACCTTCACCACCATCTGCACCAGCACCGTTACCAAATCCGCCATTGAAACTCGCTTCCTCGATAATTTGGCGCTCGTATGCGATTTGCTCAAGTTCCTCTTGCGCTTCATCGTCGGTAAGGCCACGCCATTTCTTCATGTACGCACGCTTGGACATTACGTTAGTATCCACCTCGGACAAATCCTGTTGGCGTTCCTCAAGCTCGTCCTCTGGTAGTGGCGTGTTCTGCTCGACCTTGATTTCATAGTCCACGGGAACCAAAGGCTCTGAAATGTATTTCTGCACCGTCTTGGGATACACGTAGGCACCTTGGATGATTATGTTCACCATCTGACGGAAGTTAGGCCCCCACATCGTCATTTTCTCTTTGCAGCGAACGATAAGCGGCCAATAGATAGCCTTTAGCGCCTTGCCTGACGTAATGGCACCCGTCATTGTCTCAAGCGTAACGTTGGGCATGTCGATTTGCTCATATGCAACCGTCTTGATTCGGTCAAGGCTGGTCTTAAGCGCATCGGAATACCCCATACTAGGCTCAAGCATGCCGATTTTCGGACTTGGCTTGTCTAGGTTCTGGTCAGTACCCAAATCCCAAAAGCTACCCGGTGCCGTGCTCAAACCCTTGGTAGAATTGCGGTCAAGGTCGATACCGTACTTGATTGAATTCATCGACTTACGCTCTGCGTCGATATCGGCATTGGAAAGCTTTGAATACCACTGCTCGTACCCATACAGCAAATCAATTTCCGACTCGCCCTTTTCCTCACCCGTAAGGCCATCGTTGATGAACACCACAGCAGGAATCATGGGGATAAGCAATTCCTGACGCTCCGTGATTTCCTCAATCAGAGCACCACGACCATCATAAAGCTGTTCCTCAAGGTACACGGTTTCGGAACCATCGGGATTCTTCACAAGCTCGAACTTCTTCTTGAATATTCGCTTGTCCACAAGATTTCGCGTGTCCTTGATTACGATGAACGCCACAAACTTTGTGATTACGTTGGGATTGCTAAATTTCGTCTCATACAGGAATTGCGTGCTCGGAAGGAACGTGATTGTTACACCATCGTCCTCATTGAAGTTAATCAGAGCCGCGCAACGCTTGCCGATGAAACAATCCTTAGCCGCCTTGATTATCTGTTCCTCGAAATTGTTTTCCTCAAGGATTGTCGTAACCATGTCGGAATGAACCGTAAGCATGTCGCGTGCCTGTTGCGTAACCTTGCCCACGTCACCCTTTGGGTCAATGACAATCGTTGGGGATTCCGCGAACATGAAACGTGCTTCCTTGTCCACAAGGGAAGCGGCCATCTTGTACCGCAAAGTTGCGGGAACATAGTCACCATGGGAACCCTCGACAAAGAAGCGTGCGCCATCCTTGTAAATCTGGTAGTAGCGGCAAATCTGCGTAAGCTCGTCAAGCGTGTCCTTTGCCAACCCCTGCATTTCCTGATTAATCAGGCTGTAGGGAACGCGATTGTACGCACGAATGGTTGCGCTCTCGTCTTGCATTAAATTTATCTGCTGCTGTTCCTCGTCCATAGCTACTCACCTCCAAACTTGCCATCGTTTATGCAGCGCTGCAACGCGCTAACACTCTCAGTACCAAAGTACCCGTCTACGGCCACCTGATAGCCCTTAGAGCAGAGATATTGCTGTAGGCGTGTACTTGTCTCTTTGCCCCAATAACCGTCCTCAGAAGCGCCCACAAGCCTTTGCAGCGCCCTTACCATCATGGAGCCACCATAGCCGAACTCACGGGACACAACCGCCCAAACGTATTGGTCTGCATATGCGCTCTGACCAGAGATAGTGCCATCCTCATAGGTGCCTAGGATGTGCTGCATGTCGATGGTCGTGTTCCAACCACAGATACCGTCAACGTCAAGCTTGCCGCCGTCACGATTGTTCTTTGGGTCAACAGGCGTGGGCGTGGGCTGTGGGGTAACACCACCAGAATATTTGGGCTGTGCGAATCCTCGAATGTATCCCCAACCAATCTCAATGTACCTACGCCCCACGCACTCATGCATGTTGCCCTCGATACAAACGATTTGACCGTTCTCAACCGTCTCGACATATCCGATGTGGTCTGAGTCACCATCGTTGGGCTGCGTTGAATCATCCCAATTGAAAACGATTATGTCACCAACGTTGGGGACAATGGAACCGTCCTCATTCCAGATGCCCTTTTCCTTGAATATCTCAACGTGACGTTCCACGCCGCATTCAGCACCGATAAGCTCATACGCACCAGCTTGCCACGCAACAGCCGAAACGAAACCATCACACCACTCATCGGAATATTGGAGCTTGTAATCAACGGGAAGCGGAACGATTGTGTTGTACAGGTCGATGATTTTCTTAAAACTGCCATCGTCCTCATTGCAACCCAAATACGAACGCGCAACGTTTAGAACATCCTCGGCACTCACACCACTAACAGGCTGTGGCGAATCACCGTCTACGTACATCTGCCATGCGCTCGTGTCACCGTAAAATTTATCTAGGTCAACGGGACAATTGCTATTTGTTGCCCAACCGCTACCATACTGGAAAATCGGGATGTTGTAGCCCCATGCACCCCAAGGGTCTGAATCCTGCCACGGATTATCCTGATAGCCCAGTAGCGTGTCGTTGGTCGCATACTGAGCACCCCACAAAGCATAGCCCTCTTGTGCAACCTCTGACCAATCCCAACTGTTGCACACGGATTTGCTCGTATAAATCCATGGCTTCACACCAGTAAGGCGGTACACCTCGCGCAACCACTCAAAGGCAAAGCTAGGCCCAAGCTCAAGCACAGGCCCGCCATACTTCCAATCGGAATCCTCCCAATCAAGCACGGGAATGCCCTTGCCGAAATAGTCCTTGCACGCATCAACGAAATATCGCGCCTGTTCGATTGCGCTACCGCCACGCTCGGGATTGTTTGCGAAATGGTAAAAACCAAAGGGCTTGCCCATTGCGAATATTCGACGTGCGAAGGTATGCAAGGTCTTATCGACAAATCGTGTTCCGTCCGTGGCCTTTACGATGCAAAAGCCAAACTCCACTTCCTCTAGGTTTATGTCCTCTTGCCAGTTGGAAATATCAATGCCGTCTAACAACGTGCTCTCCCTTCATGCACCTAAAGAAATCCCACGCAACACTGTTGAATTCCTCAAAGCTGAACTGCCGATTGTTTGTGATGCAATATGGGTCACGAATGTAAAACCCGTTTTCGTCAACGTCATAAATCAAAACAATGTGGCCTGAATCGCTGGTTTCCATGTCACCGAAATACCCATGGCAACTACCAAAGGCAATCCAATCGTTGTTAACCATTTCCGCAATTGCATCAGGCTCATAGATTACCTCAGACGCTTTTATGTTCGTCTCTGCACCCCAACTGTTGCGGATAAAATCAACCGTCTTGTCTATGTCGTTCACACCATCGGAAAGCGTAGCACCATGGGATAGGCTCACCAACTCATCAGGCGTGCATGTGGTACCAGTCAATATTTGCACCGCCATTGCACCACAGCACAAACCACAACCAGTATCGGACAACGTACCTGCACCATACTCGACATTTGCCCACTGTGAATCCCACTGCATGTACATGGGGACGAAATACCTTGTGCTCGCCTTTGCGTTGATTATCTCTGAGTAGGTAGCAGCATTTGCACCAGCATTTTCCACACCACCAACAGCATGCACGTTCTCAGAGAAATATTTTTCCTCTTTTGCATCCACCTTGAACTGACTGTAAATCATGCCACCGATGAAGCTGCACACAATCAAGGCAATTACAAGCCCAACAAGCAACACCCTAGTTAGCACATCTGCCTTGTCATTGTAACCCGGCTTTATCGTACCCACATCATAAACAACGTCCTCTGGCTCATCCAATGGAATCACAGGCCAACCATCAGTGTCGGAAATCTTATTTTCCTGCACCATCACCACCACCAACGATTATATTTGCTTGGGTATCGGTACGATTTGCGTCTACCATTCCCTCTGCAAACAAATATGCGACCACTGCACCACCAGCGGCAATTATTGCAGCCACTTGGGTTACCACATTTTCACCCACACCAAATGCAAGAAGCAACGGGGAAACAAAGCCAACAACTAGCGCCCAAAACTTCCTAGAGCTTAGTTTTTGCTTCCAATTAATTTTAGTTTCCACGTAGTCAATAGTAGGCTGAATTTCCGTTGCATTTTCTGCATCAACATTCGTACTATAGTGGTCACCGAAATAATCATCGTCGTAATAATTTGCCATCCCTACCACACCCCTAAATATTTTTGTTACCTGCTGTAGAACTGCCTATCCTTTAGGTCTGCTACTGTCACTTGCTCTAACCCATACCACATTGCGCTGAATGTATGTGGGTCTATGTTGAACTGGTCGTAAATTATATTTCCCTTGGAATCCTTGGAATACGTCAAGTCCCTTAGTTCCCTGATTGTGTTCTTGCACTTCGGGGAAACAATTATTCTTTGGAATCGCTTCATCTTACGTGTGTTGGACAAACGCGAACCTGCAAACTTGTTCCTGCATGCCCTGATTTGGAATCCCTGTTGCCGATAGTATTGGATTGCCTTTGGGTCTGCGTTATCGGCAATGATTATTTTCCTGTAGCCCTGCGAATTAAGGCTATCTATGCGCTTCCTTAGCTTCTGCATTTCTGGAAGTTGGCTAAACACATCATCCGTTACGTGGTTCATATAAATTTCGTCCCACACGTAAAGGTAACCACGCTCCAAATCTACTGACATACAAAGCACTGCGTTATAGGATTCCTCAAAACCAAAGTCGAATCCGAAATACTGGTTCTCTGGCCCCAAGCGCTTTACCTGCCGCCTGAAATCGTCTGGCCTTGATGCCACTCGCAATTGTGGGAGCACCCTAGTACCAGAAACACCAAACTCGCCCCAACGTGCGACACGATACAACTGCACATCGTATTCCCTGATTTTGTTCAGACGCTTTAGGTACTGCCATGGGAGCCACGGATTGTTGTCTGGTGTACTGTGGTGGTAATAGATGCCATCATGCACCAGCACGCCCTTGTCGTAAAATTTATTCTCATCGACAATCACAGTCTCATGGCCCTTATCGTCAAGCCTTGAAAAGAAGTGCCGATAAATCCAATTCTCACGACTCACAGGATTGCAGCTTAAAATAAAATGCATGCTCACCTTTGGCGTTCTGATACGACCTTGAAGTTCTTTGAAACCCTCATACTTAATCTCTGACGCTTCCTCCATCCATACGATTGAAACGTCATTGATTGATTTGACCTTCTCTGGTTTGTCCATGCCCTTAAATACTATTTTTGAACCGTTGTGGAACTTGATTTCCATTGGGTGCATCGTACTCGTTACCTTGCACCTGTTTCTACCCCTGCGAAACTCCCTTGGGTCACTCGTGTACAAGCCCAAATCGTCTAGGATTTCGATGAACAAAGAGAAACACGAAAGGTTCAGAGTATCAAACACCTCACGAACTACCAAACAGGTACGCTTTTCCTCAATTAGCTTTAGGATTATCTTCAATGCCACCTGATAGGATTTTCCAGAACCATAACCACCGACCAGTAAGAATGTCTCATAGTCCCAATTGAAAATAAAATCCTCGAATGCAGGTGCCACCTTCTTTTCAATTACCAACGTTAATCATCCTCCCAATCATCAGGCCAATAATCAACGCTGTCCTTGTCAACTACCACTTCATCTTTTGCCTTGCGCTTTTTCTTTCGTTGCGCTTCTTTCTCATCGTCCGTCATTCCACGGACTGTTACCGATGTATTGACCGACTCATCCAAGCCCGGTCTGGTTCCCGTCTCGTCATTGCCAGCTCTCGTTACCACGATTGAAACCGTATCGTCTGACTCTAGCGTAATTCGCTGCTCGGGATTCTTGCACCACTTATCAGGTCTGCGATTATACAACCAACTCTGAATCGCATAAACGTTAGGCGCTTGCATGGATTCCGTGACTTCCTCACGTTCCTCGACCACAACGCCGCCCTTGATTACCGTAACCGTCTTGATTTCCTTTTTCTGGAAGCCTAGAGCGGCCTTTAGAAGCGCGTTCTCTACCTTGTAGTCTATTACCTCGGAACCAGCGGCCAAAGCGTCTCTAACGGCCTTAGATTGCTTCTTAAGGGCATAGAAAATCGTCTTGGATATTCCCATCTTCTCGATGATTTCCATTTGCGTGAAACCATCACGCGCCCAACCCTCAAGAAGGATTAAATTATCCTCACTCTCCCACTTTTCCAAAAGACGTGAACCAACTCTAGGTTGCGCCATTGATTCACCCCAACTTTAAACAGCAAAAGGCACCCCGAAAGGTGCCTTGCCGAACATTTGAATTGCCTTACCTCAGTCGTTCCAATACCAGTCTGACCTCTCACGCATCCTGAATGCAGGATTGTCCCAAACCTTGTCAAGCACTCCATTGCGCTTTATCGTGGTCATACCATCATAGAAAGTAAACTCACGATACGAACCAGCAAGCACAGCCGAATCGTAAATCTCTGCTTGGGAACTTCCCTTGCGACCGATGCACAACACCTCATCACCTGAGTAAACGTTGATTGCGGCATCCGTGATTTCGTCGGATTCAATGTCAACGTCCACCGTTACCTTGGTGCCACTATACGTGAAAATGTCAAAGGCCATGGTATCACCAACTCTCTGATTTAAATTTAACTCTCGTCCTCAATCATCTGCCAGTTCTTGAGGAACCTTGCACGGATAACCTCATTGAAATCATCGTTGACCAAAGGCATCGGGTCTAGCAGGTCGAAATACTCACCGAACAGAGCATTCTTGAAAGCACGCTCAAGTGAAGCCAACCCACCTCGGCACGCTTCACGCAACTCTTTGGCTTTGTCCTCGCTAATCTTTCCCTCATGCTCACGGTCATACGAATTATCAAGGCGGCACTTATCGGCACGCCACTGCTGGAAGATGCACAGCGCCGAATCGTTGTCATGCAGAAGCGCACAGCACAGGCCATCGACCAGCTTTTTGAAACGCTCCTTGTCCTCCTTGATGCAGGATTCGTCGCAATCCTCGCAACAATCGCCACAGTCCTCAAGGATTCCGATGCCCACGATATGAGCGTCACCGTTCTTGAGCATGTCCAACAGCCCATCCATGATTTCCCTGCTCTTGTCTGCCATTGTAAGCCCCTTTCTGGCCCTTATACTCAGTGGGTGGACATTTACTCATGCCACCCACTCACAACCGCTTA